AACTCAGACTTTTAAAATGACCCCGTATAATGAATATATCGCTAAAAGCCGCTATGCTCGTTACTTGGACAATGAAGGCCGTCGTGAGCACTGGCCTGAGACGGTGAAGCGATACTTTGACTTCATGCAGAAGCACCTGAAAGAGAAACATAACTATGTCTTTGAGGATGCTCTGCGTCAGAAGCTTGAGACTGCTGTGGTGAACCTTGATGTGGTTCCTTCTATGCGCTCGATTATGACCGCTGGTGAGGCCCTTGAGCGTCAGAACATTGCAGGCTATAACTGCTCGTATCTGCCTATTGACGATCCTAAGGCATTTGATGAAGCGATGTATATCCTGCTCTGTGGTACAGGTGTGGGCTTTAGTGTGGAGCAGAAGTATGTTAACAAGTTGCCTGAGATCCCTTGCAAGCTCTATGATTCTGAGTCTCTGGTTGTCGTTAAAGACTCCAAAGAAGGATGGGCAAAGGCTCTGCGACAAGTTATTGCCTTGCTATACGCTGGAGAAATGCCTAAGTGGGACGTATCAGCAGTCCGTCCTCAAGACCTTCGGGGGTCGTGCTAGTGGGCCTGAGCCCCTTAACGACCTCTTTAAATACGCAGTTGCAAAGTTCCGAGGTGCTGCGGGGCGCAAACTCACTAGCCTGGAGGCACACGACATTCTTTGCAAGATTGGAGAAGTCGTGGTTGTGGGCGGGGTACGGCGTTCTGCAATGATCAGCCTGTCTGACCTTAGCGATGATCGTATGGCACATGCTAAGGCAGGTAACTGGTGGGACGGTAACGGTCAGCGTGCATTGGCTAACAACAGTGCTGTGTACGACACTAAGCCTTCTGTTGGTCAGTTTATGCGTGAATGGTCGTCTATTTATGAATCACACTCTGGTGAGCGAGGTATCTTCAATCGTTATGCTTCAGAAACTCAAGCATCTCGGAACGGTCGTAGGGAACTGGGCAAGGAATGGGGAACTAACCCCTGTTCTGAGATTATTCTGCGGCCTTATCAGTTCTGTAATCTTTCTTCTGTCGTTGTCCGTAGTGGCGATGATTGGGATACTCTTGCTCGTAAAGTTCGTATTGCTACTATTCTGGGAACATTTCAGTCAACTCTTACGCACTTCCCGTACCTGAGGAAGGTGTGGCAGACAAACACTGAAGAAGAACGACTGTTGGGTGTGTCAATGACAGGCATTCTGGACAATCCTCGGATGAACAATCCTGATGATCCTGAACTGCCTGCTAACTTGGAGAAACTTCGTGAGTACGCTGTTACTGTCAATGCTGAGTTTGCTGATGCTCTTGGTATCAACCGGAGTACTGCTATCACTGCTATCAAACCGGAGGGCACCGTTTCTCAACTCACGGGTACTGCTAGCGGTATTCATCCTCAACATGATCGCTATTATATTCGCCGTGTTCGATCCGATAATAAAGACCCTCTGACGGCATTCCTGAAGTCTCAGGGATTCCCTTCGGAGCCTGACTTCTACAAGCCTGACAGCACCACAGTGTTTAGTTTCCCTGTGGCTGTGGCTGAAGGGGCTTTGTTGCGTGAGGACTTGGATGCTATCAAGCATCTTCGGTTGTGGTTGTTGTACCAGAAGCACTACTGTGAGCATAAGCCCTCTGTGACCATCAGTGTCCAGGAGCGTGAATGGCCTGCTGTCGGTGCTTGGGTGTGGGAGAACTTTGATGATATTACAGGCGTGTCTTTCCTACCTATGGACGGAGGGACTTATAAGCAAGCACCGTATGAAACGATTGATGCTGCGGAGTATGAGCGACTGAAGGCTGCAATGCCTACAGGTATCGACTGGGAAGCATTCAAGGAAGGTACTGACAATGTAGAAGGTGTTCAAACACTGTCCTGCACTGCTGGTGCCTGTGAACTGCCATGAGTTGGCTCATACAGCCTAGACTCGGTATCGGATTAGACATCGAACATAACGAGATCAATCGTTATTGCTTGCTGGATGATGACGGTAAAGAGGTAACAGTCTGTTTCGTTGGTCTGATCATCAAGATTCCTTTCCTGATGATCCTGATCGGTGAATTTTTCGATGAATAAATGAAAAAGCCCCTGCAAGGTTCCATTACGGTTCCTTGACAGGGGCTTTGTTATTTCAGAAGTTCTGCTTCTGCTTCTCTTCGCCGGGTGAGTCCTCGTAAGACCCTACCGGCTGCTTTGTTCCACTTCAAACACTCTTGGGCTGCTCCGTCCCAGTCTTTCTCATTGATACGCTTCCTGAAGGTACTGACTCTGAGGTTACCTAGACCACAGTTGTAGGCCCATGAGATCACAGCCGCTAGTCGTCTAGGAGGCTCATCCTTCAAGCCAGGACACAGCTTCAGAACACCGGCATGGAAGTACTCTAGATGCTCGTCTAAAGCCTCTTCACACTGTTGCATGTTCCAGACCGTATCTGGGCCTATCCCAGGGCCTGTGGCACCATATCCGATTGTCCACGGTGCTCCACCAGTACCGGGATCAGGATAGGCTTTGACAGCCCCAGAAGGAAGCACCTTAGCGCATCCTTCAAAGGGCTTGACTAGCAGGTTCTTACAGAGTTCAATTGCGGGGTTCACGCTTTTCAATGCTCCGACCAAGGAACCAGAACGTAAGGATCATCATGAGCATACTGAAGTCATCAGCAGTCCAGACTTCTTGCATGATGGTAAGTGCAGGCATGCCGCTATTGACAGCATACATGATGGTTACAATCTTTACAGCAGTATACAGTCCAAAAAGCAACCAAGTAATGCCAGGGCGAACCAGAGCAGAAATGCTTGCAACCCACTTATAGGCTTTCTTATCAGCTTCTGCCTGCTGCTTAAATGCCTGCCCGATTGCATCAATGTTTGCCTTGCTGAAATCAACATACTTTTCTTCCATCTTGTACTCACCTCGCATCTTTTCGAGGTCAGTCTGAAGGCTAAACATCTTGAGTTCATGGGATCGTTCATCTTTACGGTCAAGCCACTTGAGTACTTCGGGAGCCAGTCGGAACAGACCCCCGAAGATACTGCCTAGTAGCCCTCCACCAAGGACTTCAAACATTATTCATTTGCTCCTTGTGCTGCTCCAAACATACGGGCATAAAGAGTATTCACATCTTCTGGCCTTAATTGACCAGCGCCCATTTGTCGGACAAGTCTTTCAGCATCTGCACGCCGCATAGCAGACAATGCACGGTCCGCAGCAAAGCCTGCTCCTGCTGTACTAAGGCCCACTAAAGGATTGTTGGCTGTTAGTGCCATAGTGCCAGCACCTGCAAGTTGACTACGCTCGGGATTGAAACGAGCAATTAACGACAACAAGGGATCAGCAGTACCGCCCTTGGCAACAGAACGAATAGCATTCTGTTCACGCTCATTAAACAGCCGCATCTTGTCTTTATTTGAAGCAAGATTTATTAGCTGTCTGCGGATAAGTTCACCCTCAGATGCATTAGGAGCAATAGCCTTAGCTTCTGCCACATCTAAGGCATCTTCTAGAACGGTTGCACGAGACAGGTTACGCCAGTCTTTACGAGCACTTTGGACAGATGCTACAGCCTTGTCTAACTGGCCTTTAGCAGCTAAGATGTCCTTACCGGACAAGGATGCAATGTAAGCATCCATCTCTGCCACCGCAGCACCAGCAAGTTTACGAGTAGCGGGTTCTTTAGAAGCACGCAGATCGTTCATCTTGGAACGCATCTGCTCTAGCTTGTCAAAAGAAACACGCTGATTACCAACCATGTCCTTCCAGTCTTCAAGCACAGTAGCCACAGGCTTATGCGTATCTAACTTAGGATTAAGGTTTAATTTACCTAACTCAGTCTCAGTTTTAGACACAAAATCCAAAACACTTTGAGGCTTCAGATTAATACCTTGAGCACTCATCTCACCATACTTGGCTTGAGCAGTCTGCTTGATTTCAGCCAAAGTAGGAAGTTTAGCCTCACCAACACGGCCTGCAACCTGAGCACCACGAGCACCCAAAGTACCAGCAGCCATACCAGTAGCCAAAGCAGCAATAGTGCCTGCTAACGGGCTTTCAGTCTTTTCCGTGACCAGTTCAGCAGCAGGCTGAGCAGCAGCACCAGCAGTCCCTGAAGCAGCCGTTTGAGCGCCCAAACGCTGCGTTAACGGGGCTAAAAGCTGTGAGCCAGTGGCTTTAGCAGCTTGTGCCAAGGCACCAGTGCCCGTAGCAGCCTCTGCACCGGCTGACAGAGCCTTTTCTAAGCCCGTCTGAGGCTCAGGCAGCCCAGCAGCGGTGAGGG